GGGAGGATCATGATGCGGTTGTTGCTTTTTTTAATGATGATGCCTCCGCTGCTGCCGCCAATCTTGGATTTTCAAGTTCGGCAGACATGGAAACCAAACTAAAGAACAGCAAACTACTCTCTTCGGCAATCAACAATTCCCAGGGCATTGTTGGACTCGTTCCTTATGTGGGTGCAACCTCAATCACGGTCGATGCCTACATGAGCCCTACCCATGCTGGCCTAAGACAGCCTGTTGACAGGACATTTGAAAAGAACAAAGGAAGACAGAAGGGTGTGGGGTTTAATGCAATTGATGATTTTGCACATATCAATTTTCCAATGGAGTCCCATCCACATACAAATACATTGTCTGATACCCAGATTAGCGAAGAACTCAATGCCAGAAAATTCAAACACCTTCCGGGCATTCCGCCCCCTGGCGACATCTATCGTGCTGATGGAGGAGATTTTGACAACGAAGACCACGGAAAACGAGATATGTTCGGATGGGGAGGGCATCCCACAGAGTTCTTTGTGAATCCATTTTCAAATGCAAACCTGACATTCTATACGCATATGCAACCTCCGTATGTTACGAACAAAGGAACAAAAGAGGTGTCTGGAAATACCTATACGGGACATTACATTCCCATTGGGTATGCGGGTGAACCCTCTGATGGAACCAATCAGGTTTGGGGCCCGGATATGGTTGGCCCGGATGTGGAGACAGCGGTTAACACTCTTGTTCCGGGTCATATTTTGTATCCGTATTTTTGGCTAAGTGTCATAGACGCTTCATGGGATGGTGGGGAAAACCTAGTAAACGTCTCGGGCAAAGAGGAGCTTTATTTGCTGAACCCCGCCGGTTTTGGTTTGGGCATTGATACAGCCGTTATTGACGACATGAAAGACTATCTTAATGCACTACCTCAGAGCGGGTATCTTCAAGTAGATGAGGAAATAATCGGTCCATTTACCGAGCATGAGGATTCGGGGTTCTTCCACGTTTTCCGGTTCCCAAACTCTGGCATCCGGGGTGCGCTTGGAACCGCCGCTGTTCCTCATTCGGCCGACGGCAGTTTTACAGGCCTGCCCATAATTAAGTCTCCCGCAGATGAGGGTGGTTCCGTCACCAGAACAGCCAGCGAACACCAATGGCACAAAGGAACCGCAAACACCCCATCGCGTGCAGTATTCAGCGGAGCAGGAGTCAAGTGGCCACCCGGAGATCCTCATGCAGACTATCTTGACCATCGTGACTGGACAGGGAGCATGGGGCTTGCCGGGGCTGGGTCAAAAGAAGCAATGGCTGTCGATGATGTCTGGGATACCTTCTATTGTTCCTATACTGTGTATTCTACGGGAAGTAGTATTCCCGAAATTGTTAGCCCGAGCTTGCCTCCAAAAACATATAATTTTAATGTACAAACTGATTTATCTGCTGCTGGTATGACGAAACGTTTTGAATGGTCGGACTGGATTACGCCTGCGCAGGGCCAGATGATCCCAGGACTTAATGCTAATGAAGGTGGGGGCTCGGTGATGGTTAACTGGAATCTTGTATTTCCAGATGATTTTGTGGGTACGCCCGGAGATGTTGGCACAGATCCGTTTCATGATCGTAGAGATGCTCTTGGGCGGATAATTGGAAATGTCAATATTATAATTACCGTGCCCGTGGGCACAAAGATTGGATCGCGAAATGGTTCTTCTATAACAAGGAAACCAGAGCCAGCCTTGCATCTTGATTTTGGTGATAATAAATGGGACAGAACAAACAATCAAGACATAACTGTCACAATAGTAAATTCTGGCGTTATAGTTGGCGGTGCCGGAGCAGGCGGGTTTGGCGGCCGCGATGATGCACTTGTTGCAGGGGGCGGAGGAGGGAAGGGAAACCCCGGCGGCGCCAGCGCGAGGACAGTCAGTTCTGTTGGAGGAGGAGGTGGTGGTGCAGGCGGAGGAACTGGTCGATGGGGAAATGAAGGCAAACATCTGATCGCCACCACGACCTTTAACGGTTATGGGGGCGAATTCGGTATTGTCCCTATGTATTCAATTACAGGAGATCATGAACAAGTTGGCCTCAAGGGTCCAGGGTGGGGGGCGTTTGAGGAGCATCCAACTGTTCCGTCGAGCCACCTTGCCCTGACGGCGGGCAATCATTCTGGATCATCTGGCCAACACGGTACAGACTTTTGGAACGGTGGGGTTGGGGGGGCGGCAGCCACATTCCTGACAAATCTTATTGGGATAGATGTTTCTGATGAACTTATAACTGGTGGTGATGGAGGAGATGTTATTTTTGTTACATGCAATCCAAAAAATCAAATATCACTTAATTTAATTAGTTCCAAATTAGATGTAACAAACCCATCTCCCCATGCTACATGGATTCTTGCCGGAGGCGGCGGCGGTGCTGGTGGATTTGAAATGCCCGGAAGCGCAGGCGGCAAGACTGGACTATCTGGTAATCGTGGCAAGGAGCGCACTGATATTACCTCTGCGCCAGATCCTGATCCTTTGGGGCGGGACCGATTATTCGGTGGTGATCCAGGATATGTTGTGGGGAGTCTAAATAATTCATATACAAAACCAGTAAATATTTATTGTATTAGTGAATCTGGAGCTACTTCAGAAATTCATGGAGTTAAAGGAAGAAATCCAGATGTCGGTCCCCATAGTTCGCATACCGGCCAGGCGCCAGAAGATAACAATGGACCCAATCTAGATTTCGTTTTTCAAAACAATAACAGTAGCGATCCTAATAAAAAAACAACATATAGAAGCTAATAGGAAATTTATATGACATTTTCTGCAAACATTCATAGCATGGACACGAACAATAAAACATGCGTCGTGACCATAAAAGATGGGGATAATTTTATTGTTGACAGTGTAAATATTGGATTGGAATTAAATTCAGACGGAACCGCAAATACTTTGTGGATAAAGGACAATATAAGAACTAGAATTTCTTATTATTTACATTACAAAAAATAGGAAAGAAATACATATATGAGAACAATAACAATGATTGCAACAAAAAACCATTTTGTATTTGTTGTTCAGACAACAGATCTTCAAGACACACTTCATGTGGCCACAGAATATCCAGTAGGAAATCCAATTGGATTTTTGGCAGAAGGAAGTGCATCTCCATTCAAGAAAGATGGTCTTGAAAATTCTTCCTGGGAAAAATATGGTGAATTTGATTATATCTCTCCGCATTTACATATTCGATCAGAGAAGTCATTGCTTGGAGCCTCTGCAACAAGCGAAAGCACCACATATATAACAGTTATGTCCAGAGAATCTGATAAACCATTAGAGGAATGGAAAAATACATGTGTCAATTATCATTTACATAATTTTGCAACAGACGATGAACTTTTAAAAATACAAAACCCAGCAACGGCAGTAATATTAAATAAGTCTTGGAGATTATATAATAAAAGAACGCCAAGTGCCTTTTTGTCGCTCGAACATCCCGATGGTGCAGAAATCTCTCTGCCTTCGGCAAGTAATGTTTTGATGGATGATATTGATTTTAGTGGAATATAAAAATGATATAGTATCATAATAGAAATCCCTAAATAAGTATAATACAACAACCATACTAGAAGGAATTGTTAATTCGATGGCCAGTCGCTATAAAAACCTAACAATGGATCAGGGTTCAGACTTTGAGTATACCACTCAGGTTTATGCAGATAAATCTGTTACTACAATATTACTAACAGATAATTATACTGCAAACGCACAAATGAGAAAAAGTTATTATCATACGAATGCCGTAGTAACTTTTGATATTACTAATGTTACCGCAGATGATGCATTTACCATATCGGCAAATAATAAAATCACTGCTGCGGTTGCTCCGGGAAAATATGTATATGACATGGAAATAACACAGGTGGGCGGTTCATTCAAAAGGACAAGAGTGTTGGAAGGTATTATTACAGTAACCCCAGAGGTAACGAAGATAGGATAGCATGGCAAAACCAACAACAAGAGAAGAATTCAAAACATATTGTTTGAGACGCCTGGGATGGCCGGTCATTGAAGTAAATATAGACGATCTTCAGATGGAAGATCGAGTTGATGATGCTCTTCGATTTTGGCAGGAGTATCATTTTGATGGGACCGAGATGATTTATTATTCTCATAAGGTCACCCAGGATGACCTTGATAATAAATATCTTACACTAGGGACTGCCGAGGCATCATCGGTCCTTGGAATCAGCAGAATGATAAATTTGTCGAGCAGAACATCTGGAATGTTTTCTGTCAAATATCAATTGCTGTTGAATGATTGGGCAACCTATAGCACCAAGGGAACCCGAGAAATGTCAAATTATTGGATGAAGATGTCTCATCTTTCAATGATTGATGACCTTCTCAATGGCATGACTAATGTGAGATTTAATCGAAAGACAAATAAAATATATCTTAATTTGGAATGGGCCACAGAAGTTAAGTTGAATGATTTTATTGTGTTTGAAACGTATCAGGCAGTAGATGAAAATGCTCCGTCAAATGTAGAGGTATGGAATGATGGGTTTCTAAAAAGTTATGCAACGGCACTTTTTAAAGAGCAATGGGGATCAAATCTTAGTAAATTTGAAGGGGTTCAATTGCCGGGGGGCGTCACCCTTAATGGTCGCGCAATTCTTGAAGACGCCCGAACGGATCTTGAAACATTGCGAGAACAGATGTCATTGAGGTTTGAGATTCCTGTTGATTTTGTGGTGGGGTAATATAACTCATGCCCACAAATATGTATATCAATAATTTTGAGAGTTCCCCAGAACAAAATCTTATTCATGATCTTCTTATTGAAAGCATCAAGTTCTATGGAATGGATATGTATTGGGTTCCAAGAACTACTTCTGCAACTGCCGATCAGGTTTTTGGAGAAGACACTCTCTCTTCGTTTACTGAGGCATATCCGATAGAGATGTATATTAAGAATGTAGAAGGATTTGAAGGAGAGGGGGATTTTCTTTCTAAGTTTGGATTGGACATTCGAGATCAGGTCACGTTTACGGTTGCCATCCGAAGATTTGAACAACTTGAAGCAATAGAATCGCTTCCAACACAGACCACGGCTCCGTTTGCCCGCCCCCGCGAAGGGGATCTAATTTATTTTCCCCTGAATGGAAAATTGTTTGAAATTCAATTTGTGGAACATGAATCAGTTTTTTATACTGCCGGAACCCTTCCTGTATATGATCTTCGATGTGAATTGTTTGTATATAACAACCAGACAATTACCACAGGAGTTTCAGAAATTGATACCATTGCAACCACATATGCATATGCAAACACAATGCCAGAGGGAACAACAGTTGATAATAAAAAGATTCAAGATCAGGCAAACACAATTCTTGATCATTCAGATCCGAACCCCTTTGGGAGTTTCTAGGCAATGCTAGGACATATATACTCACATGGTCTTATTCGAGACTATATCATTTCGTTTGGAACCCTATTTAATGATATAAAGATCAATAGGCCTCCAGTTGCATCGGGTGGTGATGTTGATACACTGGCCATCCCATTAATCTATTCACCAAAGAACAAATACCTTACACGAATTGAAGAGGATCTTAATTTAGACAAGCCTATTGCAATGTCTCTTCCGGGGATGTCATTTGAATTGATGTCCATGTCATACTCATCTGAGCGTAAATTAAATACAATGCAGCGAGTGTTTAAGGCCAAGGCGTCATCGAACACGGTTCTCGATTTCACATATATGCCAGTCCCCTATGAGTTTTTGTTTCAGTTGAACGTATATACAAAAACAATAGAAGATGGTACTCATATAATAGAACAGATCCTTCCGTTTTTTACTCCCGAGTTTACGATCAGCCTAAAATCAGCAACTGATCTTGGAATCAATGTAGATTTGCCAATTGTTTTGAACGCAGTCAATCTGGAAGATAATTATGAAGGTGGATTTGAGGAGAGGCGCACAATAGTATGGTCCCTTGACTTCAGTCTCAAGGGAAGTCTCTTCGGTCCAATTTTGGACGGCAAGGTGATCAATAAGGCAATTGTTGATCTTCATCCACAATTGGTTTCTTCTAATACATATCAGCAGTCAACGGTTCAGCCTGCAATGCTTGCAGATGGAACTCCGACAACAAATTCGACCTTGAGTGTTCCATTAAATCAGATTTCTGCAAATGATAATTATGGAATTGCAACAGACTATTCTTCTTTCTTTGGTGATTAATATATGGAAAAGTTAAAAGATATTGAAATCATACCTTCGTCTTCTGATATAGATGTTGTGTCGGACGAAAGGCATATTCATCAAGACCAAGACTATGAGTATATCCGAAACAACTTGAAGGACATCATAGGAAAGGGATCGGATGCCCTTGATGGGATTCTTGAGCTTGCGCGGGACTCTGACCATCCACGCGCATGGGAAGTGGTCGGACAAATCATGCGACAACTTGCCGAAACAAACAAAGACCTCATTGAACTTCAGAAGGACATGAAGAAAATCAAAGACGAAGAGGGTGCCAAGAAGGTCACGCAGAATGCAATCTTTGTTGGTTCGACCAAAGAACTTCAGAAGTTCCTTCGGGATCAGGGTCATGTCAGCCAGAAATTAAAAGACTCAAGAAAGAAATCCGATGGGTGACAATGCATATCTAGGCAATCCGCTCCTGAAACCCGCCGGGGTTCCCCATGATTACACCGAAGAGGAGCTTGCCGAATATCTTAAATGCTCCAAAACGCCACAGTATTTTATCGAAAATTATATCAAAGTGATTCATGTGGACGAGGGTTTGATTCCCTTCAAGTTATACAAATTCCAGAAAGAGATGGTCAAGACAATTCACAACAATCGGTTTTCCATCTTTTGTACCCCGAGACAGGTTGGCAAGTCCACTACAGTTGTTGCCTATTTCCTTTGGTATATCCTGTTCAACGAATCGGTCAACATTGCCATCCTGGCCAACAAGGGTTCGCTTGCACGGGACATCTTGGGCAGGCTTCAGCTTGCATACGAGAATCTTCCGAAGTTCTTGCAACAGGGGGTCATGGTCTGGAACAAGGGCAATCTTGAAATTGAAAACGGTTCCAAGGTGGTTGCCGCATCAACTTCCAGTTCAGCCATTCGTGGTGGTTCCTATAACATGATTCTCCTTGACGAGTTTGCATTCGTCCCTCCAAACATTGCAGATGAGTTCATGTCCTCTGTCTATCCTACAATTTCTTCGGGCACATCCACAAAGATTGTGGTAGTTTCCACTCCGAATGGCCTGAATCATTTCTATAAAATGTGGGAGGATGCAAAAGAAAAACGAAACAACTATGTTCCCCTTGAGGTTCATTGGAAAGATGTTCCCGGAAGAGACAATCTATGGAAAACCGAAACAATCCGAAATATCGGAAAGGAACGTTGGGCCCAAGAATTTGAAGGAGAATTTGTTGGGGGCATGAACACACTTATTTCTGGAAGTGCCCTGAAGAACATGGTGTTCAAGAATCCGACAGAGAAAAACAATGGGCTTGACATATACGAACTTCCAAAGGAAGATCATATGTATATGATAATGGTTGATGTGTCGCTCGGAGAGGATCTTGATTATTCTGCGTTTTCGGTCATTGATGCAACGGAGATGCCATACCGACAAGTTGCCAAGTATCGCAATGCATCCATTACTCCGCTGATATATCCGAATGTCATTGCATCGGTTGCCGAAAAATACAATCAGGCATATGTTCTTGTGGAGATCAATGGCATTGGCAAACAGGTTGCCAATATTCTTCATTATGAAGTTGAATATGAAAATCTGGTGATGATTTCTACACGGGGTCGGGCTGGTCAGGTATTTGATTCTGGATTTGGCAAAGGAACCTCCGATCTGGGGCTTACCATGTCAAAGAAGGTCAAACAAATCGGGTGTTCCATGCTCAAGAGTTTAATTGAAGAAGACAAACTAATTATAAACGACTTTGATACCATTGCAGAGTTGAGTTCGTTTGTTGCAAAGGCAGGATCATATGAGGCAGATACAGGGAATCATGATGACCTTGTGATGACTCTTTTGTTATTTGCATGGTTGACATCTCAGCCACATTTTAGAGACATTACAGACAATGACATCCGAAAACGACTTTTGGAAGAGAAAATGAAATTGTTGGAAGATGATATTTTGCCCTTTGGGTTTGTGGATGCCGGAATGAACAGAGAAGAAGAATCTTTTGTGGACTCTGATGGTCAGATCTGGTTTACTGTACCTACTTGAAAAAACTCTTTTTTATAAATATTGAGGAATAAGTTTATGGGTTATGTGATACCATATTCCTTAAAGGAGATAAAAAATGCCATTTCAAGTTTCCCCCGGTGTAAATATATCAGAAATTGATTTGAGTACAGTAGTTCCTGCTGTATCAACAAGTATTGGTGGGTTCGCAGGTGATTTCACCTGGGGCCCTGTAGACGAAGCGGTATTGGTTTCTAGCGGTGAGCAATTGTCAGAAATATTTGGTTCGGTTCCTGCGACTGCAACTGCAAATGTTGCCGAATCGTATTTTACCTGTTCAAACTTTCTTGACTATTCGAGTGCCCTTCAGGTTGTCCGATCAGCCGCCTCGACTTCAAACAATTCAACCTCAAATACCACCTCTGGAGACAACAGATTCGTCAATAAGGTAGACTTTGATGGGGCATCGAATTTAGATTCGTTGTTCTATGGACGATACATCGGAGCCAGAGGAAATCAGCTAACGGTTGAAGCCTGTGACGCAAATACCGAAATTTTTGGTTCTTGGGGCGAGAGGACAAATTTTGCGGCAGAACCAGGGACTTCTGCCTATGTTTCCGCCCGAGGCGGCGCAAATGACGAAATTCATGTTATTGTGCGCGACAATCACCTTGGAGATTTCAGTGGAACGGCAAATTCTATTTTGGAAATTTATCCTTTCTTGTCCAAGGCAAGTGATGCCAAAGATGCTGCCGGAAATGACAATTACTGGAAGAATGTGATCAATCAGAAGTCTCGATATGTCTATGTGGGCAATGATGCAATTTTTGAGGCAACTTCTGGGACTGCATCGGACGCCAAAACATTCGGTGCCGTTATTAATGATGCAAATACAAGCTATAATTTGAGCGGGGGTAGCGATGATGTCCTCTCGGCTAGCGACCTCACGAACACCAACAAGGGCTATGACCTTCTTTCAGATGCAGAGAAGGTTGATGTTTCTCTGATTATGACTGGTGGATGGGGAACGACTGTCATTCAGCATTGTATCGACAGCGTTTCGCTTGCACGGCTTGACTGTGTAACCTTCTTCTCGCCGGATCGGACGGATGTGGTCGGATTAACTTCTTCTGCCGCAACAACTGCCGTGCTTAGTTTTAAGAATGACACGGTTGCGAGAGACACTTCCTTTGCATTCATGGATAGTGGATGGAAGTATCAGTATGACAAGTTCAATGATGTATATCGTTGGATTCCGCTAAACGGAGACATTGCAGGTCTGTGTGCAAGAACAGATCAGACTCGCGATGCATGGTGGAGTCCTGCCGGATACAATCGTGGGCAGATCAAGAACGTCACTAAGTTGGCATTCAATCCATCGTCAGCCGAACGTGATTCGCTCTACAAGGCATCCGTTAATCCTGTTGCAACATTCCAGGGTTCCGGCACGATTTTGTTTGGCGATAAGACGCTTCAGACACGACCAAGTTCGTTTGATCGAATTAATGTCCGAAGACTCTTTATTGTTCTTGAAAAGGCAATTTCGTCTGCTGCCAAATTCTCACTCTTTGAGTTCAATGATGCATTTACCCGCGCACAGTTTGTTTCTTCGGTCGAACCATTCCTTCGGGATGTTCAGGGCCGTCGAGGCGTCCAGGATTTCTTGGTTGTCTGTGATGAAACAAACAATACGCCGGGAGTCATTGATCGAAATGAATTTGTTGGCGATATTTACATCAAGCCAAATCGTTCAATCAACTTCATTCAATTGAACTTCATTGCTGTGAGTACAGGCGTTGAATTTTCTGAGATTGTAGGCAAATTCTGATAATTGTAGGTAAAGTATAACTCATTTTGGTATAAATAGTATATATAATCCAAGAGGGTAGTTTTTTTAAGGAGACAAAAGATGCCATTTAACATTAGAGATTTTCGATCAGAATTGAGAGGCCAGGGTGCCCGGCCAAATCTATTTGAGGTCCGAGTTGATTCTCATTTTTTTGGAGGTCAAGAAGCAGATAAGTTTAGATTTATGTGCAAGGGCGCATCAATCCCTGGTGGCGATATTGGTGTTGCCGAGGTTGCATACTTTGGTAGAAATATCAAGTTGCCCGGAAATCGTGTTTATGCAGAATGGACAACAACAGTAATCAATGACGAAGACTTTTTGACGCATCACGGAATTACTTCATGGATGGATAAAATCAATCAATTTGAAGCAAATGATTATGTAAATCGCGATTCCATTGATCAGAGAGTTCCTGCCGAAGTTGATCAATATGGCAAGGGAGGAGATGTTATTCATTCCGTCAAGATGTTCAATTTCTGGCCTTCTTCAATTTCAGGAATTGATCTGAATTGGGAAACCAATGATTCTGTGGAAGACTTTACAGTAACTTGGCAGTATGATTACTGGGAGCCTGCGAACAGGGCGGCAAGTGCATAATTAAATTGCCCCAAAGACTATTTTGGTGGTGGTGAACATAAAATGAGGAAGAGAATCGTTGGTTGAAGGGGAGTCATATATACTTTATGATAACAACTTTCACACACACCCCAACGAGGTTAATTAAATATTATGGCAATTAAATTATTAGGATTCAAGATTGGAAGAGATACTGAAGACGTTCCCGAAGAGCGTCTTCAGTCTTTCTCTCTCCCCGAAAACCATGACGCTGCAATTACTGTCGAATCTATGCCAATGGGTGTTGGTGGCGGCACATATCTTGATCTTGAAGGCTCCGTCAAGAATGAAATTGATCTCATCACTCGCTATCGCGAAATGGCCATGAACCCAGAAGTAGAACTTGCTGTTGATGACATCATAAATGAATCCGTCATTACTGAAAATGGGAAGTCTCCTGTATCCATCTCTCTTGGCAACATTGACATTCCTGACTCCATCAAAGACAAGATTGTTGAAGAGTTTGAAGAGGTTATTCGGCTGCTCTCATTCAATGACTATGCCTATGATATTTTTAAGAGATGGTATGTTGATGGTCGCATCTATTACCATGTAATGATCGACGCCAAGAATCCGAAAGATGGGATTCAAGAACTTCGTTCGATTGACCCACGACAAATTAAAAAGGTTCGCGAGGTCAAAGGAAAGCGACTCGAAAACAACTCTCTTGTTTCTCTTCCAAAGAATATCACAGAGTATTACTTATTCTACCCTGGAGGTCTTGCTCCAGCCGGTGCGGCAACATTCGGTGGAGCGCGAACTACCCAGGATGGCCTAAAGATTGCATACGACAGTATTTCTCATATCCATTCTGGGATTCTTGATCCCACAAGAAAGATGATTCTGGGCAATCTACACAAGGCAATCAAACCAATGAATCAACTCAAGATGCTGGAAGATGCGACAGTTATCTATCGTATCTCCCGTGCCCCCGAACGACGCATCTTCTACATTGATGTAGGCAATCTTCCAAAGGTCAAGGCAGAGCAGTATCTTCGCAATATTATGGCACAATACAAAAACAAGTTGATGTATGATTCTACCACCGGAGAGGTGCGTGATGACCGTCATCACATGGCGATGACGGATGACTTCTGGCTCCCCCGTCGAGAGGGGGGTCGAGGTACAGAAATTACGACACTTCCCGGTGGTACGAATCTTGGAGAGATTGAAGACATCATCTACTTCAAGAAGAAGCTCTATAAGGCATTGGGTGTTCCTGTCTCAAGGCTTGAACCTGAAGGATCATTCTCCCTGGGTCGAGCAACAGAAATCACAAGGGATGAAGTTAAGTTTGGCAAATATGTTAACCGTCTGCGTGTCAGATTCTCTTTGCTATTCGATGACATTCTTGGAAAGCAATTGCAACTCAAGGGAATCTTGTCGAAGGATGATTGGAATGTTGTCAAAACTCTAGTCGAATATAACTTCCGACAAGATTCACATTTTGCAGAACTCAAGCAAATTGAAATCATGCGCGAAAGGGTAGAGACTGCACAGAACATGGATGACTATGTTGGACAGTATTACTCGAAAACTTGGCTCCGCAGGAATGTTCTCATGCAGACAGAAGAAGAGGTTCGTAAAATCGACAAAGAGATTGAAGATGAAGGAAGTGATGAAGAGGAAGATGATGCGTTTTCTTCTTCGGGTGAGGGCGAAAAGCCTGATCAACAACAACAACAACAACAACAACAGCAGGAAGAAGGAAATGTCCCTGTGACCAATAGAGTAAAAACAATTAAATCGGTAGCCAGAAAAAATGGAGCAATACGGTTAATTGATGAATAATGTTTATAAATAAAATTAATACAAGGAGTATGGATTTATGTCGTCAGCAAAAAATATAATACAATCTGCAATACAAGATGTAATGGATGGAAATAGTTCCAGTATGAAAGACAAAATCAATACGTCCTTATATGCAAAGGTGGCAGATGTTCTCAAAACAAAGAAAATGGAAATTTCAAACGATTGGTTAAGTAGTCTCACGGCAGCAGCAGACGAAGAAGAAGAAGAAAGAAATAATAACCAATGAAACTAATTACCGAAATGGTCGATGATGAAAACATTGAATTCATCACAGAAGAAAACGCCAAAGGCGAAAAGAGCCATTATATCAAAGGCATCTTCATGCAGGCTGAACAAAAGAATCGCAATGGGCGCATCTATCCAAAAGAGGTGTTGACTAGAGAAGTCAATAAGTATATCAAAAACTATGTTGATCAGAACAGAGCGTTTGGAGAACTTGGACATCCTGACGGCCCAGTAGTCAACCTTGAACGAGTTTCGCACATGATTAAGGAACTCAAGGAGGACGGAAACAATTGGGTGGGCAAGGCAAAGATCATGGACACTCCGTATGGGAAGATTGTCAAGAATCTCATTGACGAAGGAGCCAAGCTCGGCGTTTCTTCGCGTGGCATGGGCTCGTTAAAGAGTCAAAAAGGAACAAATGTGGTGCAAGATGATTTCTATCTTGCAACTGCCGCAGACATTGTTGCAGATCCTTCTGCTCCAGAGGCATTTGTTGAAGGCATCATGGAGGGAAAAGAGTGGATCTGGGATAATGGCAAAATCAAAGAACAAGAGATCGAGAAGTATAAAAATCAAATAAAAAAGACAAGAAGGAAGGAATTAGAAGAATCGAAGTTAAATATGTTTAAGTCTTTCTTGTCAAAGTTATAGGATTTATAAATAACTAAGAATAACCTTTGGATTCTTCCATTCTTTCTAAGGAGATGGATATAATGGCTACCGAATTAAATACCGCAGAACTCTCAATTGATGAAGAAATTGATCAAATTGCAAATGAGATTGCAAATGAATTGGCAGAAGATTCTAATGAATCGCCAGACAAGCCTGGTGCTGGCGGAACTGGTTCTGCTCCCGAGAGTGGCAAAGTAACAAAGGCCGCAACACCCAAGGGCAAGAAGCTGACCAAGAAGAAGGTTTCCGCTGGAGCCGAGACAAAGGGCGAAGGCGATGATCCTGCTGAAATTGAAGTTTATGAGGCAGCCGATGAGGATGATGACGAAGAAGAGAATGGAGAGAAGAAAAAGAATCCATTTGCAAAGAATGGCAAGAAGAATGGCAAGAAGAAGGGAAAGAATCCATTCGCAAAGAATGACGATGATGATGACGACGATGTTGCCGAAGAAACTTTCGTTCCCGAAACCAAGCAAGAGATCATCCGAGCAGTCTTCGAGACAATGAAGGATGTGGATGCCGATCAACTTGCTGGCGCATACTCCAAACTCATGAGCAATCTTCTTGACGAATCTGTTCCAGATGACGAAGATGCTATGGCTGATACAGACAGCGGATCAATTGAACGCAAGGTATATACAAGTGAGGATTTTGATATTTCAGAAGATCTTGTTGCAATTTTCGGAGAGCAATCGGACAGTCTTTCGGAAGAATTTAAGACGCAGGTTCAGACAGTTTTTGAGGCTGCTCTGGTTGCCAAGACCAATTCAGAACTTGATAATATCGAAAAGGCTTTTGCCTCCAAGTTGACCGAATCAAAGGATGAGATTCTTTCGACTATTACTGACAAGGTAGACAATTATCTTTCCTATGTTGTAGAAGAGTGGGTCAAGGAAAACGAACTTGCAATTGACCGTGGCGTCAAGGCAGAAATCACCGAGGATTTCATTGGTGGACTCAAGCAACTCTTTGAGGATCATTACATTGACATTCCAGAAGAGAAGGTTGATGTTGTAGATAGTCTTGCTGATCGTGTGGATCAATTGGAAAGAGAACTCAACGAAACGCTCGAAACAAATATTGGGATGGCAAGTCAAATCAAGTCCTTTCAGAAGGACGAGATTCTTGGCGATCTTTCTGATGACCTGACTGATGTTGAAATTGAAAAGTTGAAGGGTTTGTCCGAGGGTGTTGGGTTTGAAAATGGTGATCAATACAAGACCTCGCTCGAAACCATCAAAGAAAACTATTTTCCACGGACATCAACATCCAGTCCGTCGATTATTGATGAAGAATTAGAAATGCTCGATAATGATGATGATGATAATGTGTCGCAACCAAAGACAGTACAGATGGCTGCTTATGTTTCAGCAATAGGGTCGGCAGTAGAAAACCGATAGTTTATAAATAGATACTAGGATACTGTTGAACATTAGATTCAACAACTTCAAGGAGTAAATACATGTTGAATGAACAACTTCTAAACAAGTGGCAGCCGGTTCTCGACCACGGGGATCTTCCAAAGATTAGTGGACACTACCGAAAGGTCGTGACGGCGCACATGCTTGAACAACAGGAAGACGCCTTGCGAGAAGAGACGCATATCCGGGGCGCGAGTCTGTTGGGCGAGTCTGTTACCCCAGGCACATTGACAGGTGATGTGGACAAGTTCGATCCTGTTCTTATTAGTCTGGTCCGTCGAACTGCCCCCAATCTCATTGCATTTGATGTGATGGGTGTTCAACCAATGTCGGGCCCAACGGGTTTGATCTTTGCTCTTCGACCAACCTACGAGAAGACTGTCGAAGGCGCAGCATCAGGAACAGTCAATGCATTCTACCAGGAAGCAAATACTGCATTTTCTTCTGGTGCTGCTGCGGACGTTCCTCCGTCAAATATTGCTCAAGATAGTGGAAGCCTCGACTATGCCAATTCGTTCTTTGCCGCGAGCGGAACCGGGGCTCACGATGATGCAACCATTGGTCATGGAGCCACAACGGCAACTGCCGAAGGTTGGGGTGGAGCCGCATTCAACGCCAACCCAACGACTCAAATCCCAGAGATGTCATTCAGCATCGACAAGGCAAGTGTCACCGCTCAATCTCGCGCACTCAAGGCAGAGTATTCGGTGGAACTGGCACAGGACTTGAAGGCAATTCATGGTCTTGATGCAGAAACCGAACTGGCAAACATTCTCACGACTGAAATCAACGCAGAAATCAATCGTGAAATTGTTCGCACAATTTACTTTAACGCCAAGAATGTCGCCGCAGTCAATGCGGCAACTGGTGACTCGTCCGATCTTGATGGTCGGTGGTTGGTTGAGCGATTCAAGGCACTTGTATATAAGGTTGAAACGGAATGTAATGCAATTGCCAAGGAAACTCGTCGAGGCAAGGGCAACTTCATTCTCTGTACTGCCGATGTTGCATCTGCTCTTGCAGTCGCAGGCGTAATGGACCCAACTGCTGCACTCACAGTAGATGATACTGGCAGCACATTTGCCGGGACCATTGGTGCAGGACTCAAGGTGTACATTGATCCTTACTCAATTACTGGTGATGATTTTATCTGTGCAGGATACAAGGGAACAAGCCCATATGATGCGGGTCTGTTCTACTGCCCATACGTTCCGCTCCAGATGGTTCGCGCCATTGGTGAGGACAACTTCCAGCCCAAGATCGGTTTCAAGACCCGATATGGAATGGCAGTTAATCCTTTTGCTCAGGCAGCAGGAACAACGTCTCAGGTAATCACGGCAAACGCAAACCGCTACTACAGAGGTTTCGTGGTTCGTGGACTGAACGGTGCAGTTCAAGCATAACATACCAAGTTAGTATGATCTAAAGAAACGGAGGATGTCACAATACGACACCCTCCGTTTCTTTTTTGTGGCCATGACATATAAATACCTATATAATAACAGTACACCAAAAGGGGCATCATATACGTCATGGCAAAAACATTCAGACAACCAGAAAATATCAATTTCATGTCTCCCCTGGGTTTTCGGTTTGTGGTACAAGACTTGCCGAATACCACATGGTTCTTGACTTCCATCAACCTTCCGGGGATCACATTCGGAGCGGCTGCAAGTGGACAGGCACCTACCATTGATTCCATTATCGCAGGCGACACTCTGGTTTTTGATCCCCTGAATATCACATTTGTTGTAGATGAGGATCTTCAGAATTGGAAAGAGATTTATGCATGGATGATTGGTCTGGGGTTTCCGCATACCACGGATGAATACAAGGATTTCAAGAAGGACCGAACATCCATATATTCGGATGGCTCGTTGACCATATTGAATTCTAATATGAATCCAAATTATATAATTACCTTTACAGATCTATTTCCTACAAGTTTATCAGAACTTGTCTTTGATTCAGAACTGACAGATGTGGACCCAATCAAGGCAACTGTGTCATTTCAATATTTGACATATACATGGAAAAAAGTTTAGATTTGGCCTTGACATTTGCCCGGCCGTGCTTACATTATGGCCCATGAAGTGAGAGAATTTTCGTTGTAACTTGGAGCGGACCTGCTGGGATTCT